CTCGTTGAGCACGAAAACCGGGTACTTCCGATAGAAGTGAAATCGGGCACTGCCTTCAAGCGCCACGCCGCCCTTGACAATATGATGAGCGTTACCAACTATGCACTTAACGAGGCCTATATCTTTTGTCTCTCCAATGTAGAGCAAGATGACCAATACACCTATTTCCCCATTTACATGGCGGAGTTTCTTCAAAAGGAAGACAGATATTTGACCGGAAGTGGAGAATATCTGAAGAAACCTTAACCGCATCGGCCACATCATAAGGAAGACTGGCGCAGCCAGGGTGGTTGGACTTTTTTTGAAACTTTTTTCCGCATGTAGCGTGTTTTGGGACAACGGAGATTTATCTTTGCCCGCAAAATAAACCAAATTAGATTTTGAAATGACATGGGAAAAGATTATTTTTGCAGATGGCATTCCAACACTAATTGCTGTTGGGATAAAATGTTTTCAATTTGGGATTACTATGGATGTAGCTCCCAAAAGAAAAAAACAATTAATATTGTGAGTTCTAAAAATGAAGTATGACATTTAAATCACATAAAAATGAAAACTTTTGAACAATTTATTAACGCTTATTCGTTATCTAAAACCCTTCGTTTTGAACTTCGTCCAGTAGGAAAAACTATGGATTGGATTGAACAATCCCGAATCCTGAATGATGATGAACAAAAAAGTATCTCATACCCTCAGGTTAAGCAACTGATAGATGAGTATCACAAAGTTTGTATTAGTGAATCTTTGAATAGAAAGGCTGTTAACTTTGATTGGAAACCGTTATATATGGGGCACATAACGAAGCGTATATTTGAGGAGGGATAGAAAATAGGACTTAATTGATTAGAATACAGTGAGTTAGGTGGATTGGTGGGTGACGCCCCAAAGTAAAACGAAATGTTTACATTGCTTTACGTTTGGTTTACATCCGGGAGCGTTGGTTGAGGCTGGAAGTTGACGTTGATTTACGTTTGGTTGCTGCGCGTTTACATCGTGCGGCTTTTTTTATTGCTTTTCCTTTTGTTTAAAGGCGTTTGACGGGTTTTGCGGACTACTGTGAAGGTGGCGAAGAAACGGCGTCAGAACGCAATAAAAACGGTGTTGAAATTATCTTATGCGTGAAACCGCAAAAATGATAAAAAATTGGAGAGGGGTGTCACTTGGGGTGTCAACTTGGGGTGTCATTTTTCGAAACTTGGGGTGTCACATTTTAGGTTTTGAGGGGGTGAGGTTGAAAGGGGGCAAATGCGTTAAATTTGTTAATTTTTGAAATTTTTGTTTCGATAGATACCCCCTAAATTACCCCCGTTTTATAATTTTTACCTTATTAAATTACGCGTATATAAAGGGCTCTCGAAGGATTTAGGCGTCATTTCAAGGGGGTAACACCCCGAAAAGGCGGAAAAAGGGCGGAATATGGCGGCTGATAGAGCGCCATCAATGGTGTATGTGCGCAAGATGAAGAACCTTTATCCGGCATGGGCAATCGTATCTGCGGCATCTGACGCATCTTTCCCCCGCTGCTGCTCAAGGTCTTCTACCCGCTGTTTTAAGCGTCCTATTTCTTCGGACTGTTTTTGTATAATCTCGAGAAGTGTACCTGCGTCTATTGATTCGGACTTTACATGCAAATCCTTTCCTGTAATACCTCTTATCTGTTCCAAGAAGTCTGCCTTGACATTCTTGGCCTTCAATCGCTTGTTTAAAGCCTGTTGAGACATGCCAAGCTCTTCTGCAACACTCTTAAGGGCGATGCCTTTGCTCTTTATCTCTTCCCTAAGTTCTTCCCCTGTCATTATTAAAAAACATTAAAAATGAATTAAAATAAACCCAAAATAAACCCTTAATAAACTTTTTTGTTTATATTTGCACCGTGTTCAGTACTGAACGTGCTGCCAAAAATACAAAAAAAGACCATAACGAGCAAATTTTTCAACATGATAGATAAAGATTTCACATTTGCAACATACTACCGCAATGTCGGAGACAGCAGGGACGATGCGTTCTTCTGCCAGGAGTATGAGTCGCTGACCAAAGCGGAGCGGGACTGTATCCGGAACTTCCAGGATGATCCGAATCTGTATGGAGACTACATCATCGCCATGCACACCTCCCAGGGAGGATATGTGGATCTTATCTCGGTGGCCAAGACGGACGGCGTGATTACCGAACGGGCACTCATCTGATTATCATTAATTAATCAATATAGTTATGGAAAGAAAAATCTCAGGACTCAGTCAGTCTCAAAAGGCGAACTCAGCAAAATTTTCGGAGTAAGCGAGCGGCAGGTGTATAAGGCACTGTCGTTCGGCACCAACAGCGATCTGGCGCGTAAGATACGCACGGTTGCCCTGGAAAAGGGCGGTCAGATAATACTGACCATCCCGGAATACGAGACCATCCACGATGCCAAAGGCATGATGAGTCAGATCTTCCCCAATGGCGCGAAAATCGAGGTCAACAAGAACACCGGTGACACGGTGGTGATCCATAAGGACAAGGTAAGAGCCAAGGTGCACAACATCAGCATCAGACAGTTGTACGCTCTCCAGGAATTCGCAGCCGGAATCTAATCGCCATGGAATACTACGGAGGAGCAGTGTGCATCTCAGCCCGCGAGCTGGTGGGCGAGAATATCATGACGCAGAATGTCTACAAGAACGGCCTTCGGCGCGGCAAGTTTACTGTCGTGCGTCGCGGAGGCGGTAAGGACACGCCTGCTCTTATTGCCGTGGACTCACTCCCCGAGGATTACAAGACCAAGGTCATCGAACTGCATCCCAACAGCGACGAACTCTGTCTGCGCGGCTGGATAACCGGCAACTTTGAGATGGACCAGGCGGCCATCGCCTTCTTCAACGACCGCAAGCAGACGGGCATCGACCTGCCCGTGGCCAAAATACGGGAATGCGTGATTAACGCCAGCGTGCTGAACACCTGCATCCGGCTCTATGACAGGGCCGCCACGGCGCAACGTCTGATGGGCTGCAAGTATGACTGGACACGCATGGCTGCCGCCATTGCCACACTCAAGGAGCGCTACGGTCATACGCTGCCGCAGCATCCTCTGCGCTTCCGCAAGCGCGTGGCCCTCTACCGCCGGGAAGGCTACATCAGCCTGATAAGCGGCAAGTTCGGCAACCAGAGCGCCCGCAAGGTGTCACAGGCGGTGAAACGTCTCATCATCGGTATCGCCTGTCAGAAAAACCAGCCCTACAACAAGAGCGTATGGGAGCAGTATCTCATGTTCGTCACCGGCGAACTGGACGTATATGACATCGAAACGGGCGAACTGTTCAATCCGGACGACTACACGGACAAGAACGGTGACCCGCTCTCTCTGAGTGAGAGTACCGTCAACAACATCCTCAATGAGCCCAAGAGCAAGCTGATTATCGAGAAGGCGCAGCGCTCCCGTATCTCGTTCATGCACGAGCAGATGCCTCACGTGCACCGCCACGGCGGGCAGTGGAGCCTGTCGCAGATAACCATGGACGACGTTGACCTGACACGCAAGTTGCGGGACACGAAACAGCGCGTCCATGCCTATTATGCCTACGACGTCGTCTCACAGTGTGTCGTCGGTGCTTCGTATGGCCGCAAGAAGGACGAGACGCTTGTGGTCAACTGCTTCCGCGACATGTTCCGTCTGATAGACCGCAACGGCTGGGGTATTCCCGCCGGCATTGAGGTGGAGAACCACCTAATGACGCAGTATAAAGACGGTTTCCTTCAGGCGGGCATCGTGTTTCCTTTCGTCCACTTCTGCGCCCCGCAGAACTCCCAGGAGAAATACGCCGAGCAGCTCAACGGCGCCAAGAAGCGCAGCATCATCCACAAGAACCACGAGGGCATCGGCCGATTCTACGGTAAGGGAAAATGGCGGACGGAATCCAAGAAGATCAGCGACGCGGACAATGACACCTGGGAAGACAAGGAGTATTACTCCTGGGACGAGCTGGTGGCTGATGACCTGCGCGACAGCTACGAATGGAACCACGCCCCGCATCCGGACCAGGCGAGATTCCCGGGCATGACGCGCTGGGACGTGCTTACCGGGCGCCTTAATCCCTCACTGCAGCCTCTGGACAAGTTAAGGCTGAGCTGGTATATCGGCGAGCACGTTGACACCAGCGTGCGTCGTAACTCCACGGTGACCGTGGCCGGCGAGCAGTGGTGGCTGAGCGCTCCGGAGGTCATCGAGAAACTCCGCCCCAACGACTATAAGGTGACGGCCTGTTACCTGCCCGATGAGGACGGAAAACCCACGGACGTCTACCTGTTCCAGGGCGAGCGCTACATCGACAAGGTGGAACGCGTGGTAACATACAACCGTGTCATGGCCGAGCAGACCGACGAAGACGTGGCCGCCTACATCGACCAGCAGAAGAAGATTGCCCGCACGGCCAAGTATGTGCGTTCCATCGACGTGCCGTCTGTCGGCGTGATGTCCAAAGAACCGGCGAGAGCGTCTGACGCCGTAGCCCTGGAGAAGGAGATCACCCCGGACGTGGTCTTGCCGCCTGTTGTCATGGAGACGGCAGCGCAGACAAGGAACAGGGCCGTGAGCAACATATAAGCATATCCATATCATTTATATATCATTCAAACGCCGTTAGATTATGATTACAACAGGCAACAAAGAGCGGATTCTGGCAGCCATTGCAGCCAACCGCAAGAATTATCCGAGCGACGCCAAGCACGCCGCGGCGCTGGGCATCTCCACCAGCGTGTACAGTAACCTGAAGAAGGGCCAGACGGAGAAGGCCCTGAGTGACGCCAACTGGATAAGCATCGCGCGACGGCTGGACGTGAGTCTGCGCGACGGCATCGCCTGGAAGGGCGCCAGGACCGCCACGTATGAGTATATCACCGCCCAGCTCACGGCCTGTCAGGAGCGGAGCCTGAGCGTGCTGCTGTGCGATCTGCCGAACATCGGCAAGACGTTCACCGCCCGCTGGTATGTCAGTGAGCATGCCAACGCCGTGTATGTGGACTGCTCTCAGGTGAAGACCAAGCGTGCGCTGGTGCGCAAGATAGCCCGCGAGTTCGGTATCGACGTCACGGGCAAGTACCAGGACGCCTATGAGGACCTGGTGTATTACCTGCGCTCGATGCAGCGTCCGCTCGTCATCCTTGACGAGGCCGGTGACCTGCAGTATGAGGCATTCCTGGAACTGAAGGCCCTCTGGAACGCAACGGAGATGTGCTGCGGCTGGTATATGATGGGCGCCGACGGTCTGCGTGCCAAAATTACGCGCAGCGTGGAGGCTCAGAAGGTGGGCTATGCCGAGATGTTCTCGCGCTACGGCGGCCGTTACAGCCGTGTCACTCCGGAGGAAGGGCGCGAGCGCGACGCTTTCCTCCTGGAACAGGCCCGCGTCGTGGCCGAGGTCAACGCTCCTGAGGGTGCCGACGTGGGCGCCATCGTCAGACGATGCGGCGGCGGTCTGCGCCGTGTCTATACGGAGATTGAGAAACTCAAGAAAGGAGCGTAAGGAAGATGCCGAAAAGAGCATACAGCCCCAAAGAGATAGCGGCCAAGAAATACGAGTGTCTGCCGTGGGGAGAGCGATGGAGCGGGCCGTTCGGCTATCCGACAGTGAACGAGACATGGTTTATCTGCGGCCAGAGCGCCAGCGGCAAGAGCAGTTTCGTCATGCAACTGGCCAAGGAGTTGTGCCATTACGGCCTGGTCCTTTACCTGGGTTATGAGGAAGGCATCAGTCAGAGTTTCAAGGCCCGCATGGAGCGCGAGCGGATGTATGAGGTGCAGGGTAAGTTCCGCGTCGTCGTCAGCGAATCCTACGATGACGTGGTGGCCCGCCTTCGGAAACCCAAGAGTCCGCACTTCGTCATCATCGACAGTTTCCAGGCCAGCTATTGGAGCTATGAGCAGGTGGAGAGCCTGATTGACAACTTCCGCCGCAAGAGTTTCATCATCGTCTCTCAGGAGTATAAAGGCCAGCCGCTCGGCAAACCGGCCGTCCGCATCAAGTATAAGGCGGGCGTGAAGGTGCGCACCGTGGGATTCCGGGCCTTCTGCCAGGGACGTTTCACCGCCGACGCCGGCAGCAGTTACACCATCTGGAAGGAGGGGGTAATTAGAACCACCAATAATTTGCCGTAACGATGAGCAGGGAAAGAAGATACATAGAGATCGCGTCCGGCATCTTCCAGGGAGAGGGAAAGGACCGGGAGCGCATCATCAGCCGAGGTCATCGCTGTGACTATTGCTCCGGTAACGGATACTTCTGGGGACTCGACGCCGACGGCGAGCATGTCAAACAACCTTGCCGACGCTGTAAGGGAAGCGGTAAGCTCGATGCCGTGATAACTATCGAGTGGCAACCATCAAACAAGTGATTATGAAGAATATTGACTGGAAGAATGTAGCACGCTATATGGTCATCGTTCCGATGGCTGTCATGGGCGGAATCTTTGCCGTGGCCGGCGGACTGATGTTCGCCGCCGCGCGACTGTTGACCTGGGACTTCCGTGGTGCCAGGGGTGAGATGGAGAGGACGCGTAAATTCTTTTGGGTATGAAACAGATACATGATTTCTCCCGTTTCTACGCCATCCTGAAGGATGTGCCCTTCCAGGGCGACCGCGAGGAGCTAAAGGAATCCGTCGTCAGACAGTTTACCGGCGGCCGCACGGACAGTCTCCGGGAGATGACGGCAAAGGAATATGATGACTGTCTGTCCCATCTGGAGCGCCTCTCAGGTTACCGGGAGCGCCTGCGTAAGGAGAGAAGCCGCTGTCTGAGTCTGATGCAGCGCATGGGCGTGGACACCACATCCTGGCAGCGCATCAATGCCCTCTGCGAGGATGCGCGCATTGCAGGCAAGCCGTTCGCCCGTCTGACTGTGGAAGAACTGCTCCAGTTGTGCCGGAAGCTCCGCGCCATCCAGAACAAAGGCGGCTTTTCCGCCCCCACTGACGAGAAGAAGGAAGACGGCCGCTGCCTGGTGGTCATGATGCCTGACAAGAGCATGAACTGAACATTATTTACTAACTTCAATATACAATTTTATGGCTAAAAGAGTTAAGAAAACGATTATCACCGGCATTACGCGGGAAGCCGCCGATGCCGCATTCAGCGCTTACGCCAAGGCTGACGCGCAGTATGTCAAGATTACAGCAGAGATTGAGCTGCAGTGTGCCAAGATACGTGAGAAGTTCGCCGACCGTCTGGCTTCTCTCGATGAGGAGCGCACGCGCAATTTCGACGTGCTGCAGAGTTTTGCCACCGAGAACCAGGCGGAACTGTTCGTCAAGAAAAAGAGTCTTGACATGGCGCAGGGCACCATCGGATTCCGTACCGGCACGCCCAAGCTCAAGACGCTGAAGGGATTTACCTGGGCAAGCGCCCTGCAACTCGTCAAGGAGTTCCTGCCCACATACGTCCGCACGTCCGACGAGATTGCCAAGGACAAGCTCCTGGCTGATCGCGACGAGGACGGTATGCGCGAGCAGATGGCCAAGTGCGGCATCCAGAGCGTACAGGAAGAGACTTTCTTCGTGGAGCCCAAAAAGGAGGACGCCGAATGATCAAGCACGTTGAAAAACCTGAGAAGATATCCGTTTGCCACCTGTGCGGTGGCAAGGGTATCGTCGAGGGAGAGAAAGAGTCACAGACGTGTCCGCAGTGTCTCGGTTCGGGCCGGGTACTCGTAAGCTGTGAGATGCGGCTGGACATCAAACCGTTTGTCGTAAGGAAGGATTAAGGAGAATGCACAAGAGGCTCGGCGTGAGCTACAAGAAACGGGTGGCCGACATCAACAGAATCTATGATGAGCACGTGAAACGCGGCTTGCCCAACAGGGAGATATGGAGGCGGTATATCTATCCGGTATACGCCATCTCCGAAAGGACGTTTTACAACATCCTTAACGCCAGTGCCGACCCGACGAACGACGTTCCCAAAGACACACAACTGTTTTTTGACTTCGCACAATATGACGAATCCGTTGAATATAGAAGCCGTTACCCGCAAGATACTCAGGGGTATCAAGACCGACCTCGGTGACGAGTTTGACAAGAACTTCGAGCGCGAGGCGTTCTTCAGTCAGGCATGGGCGCGGCGCCGCAGCCCGGTAAAAGGCAAGCGCAGCGGTCATCTGCTGGTAGACACGGGAGCACTCCGGCGCAGCGTGAAGAGCCGCATCGACGGCGACAGCGTGGTGTTCTACAGCGACCTGCCTTACGCCTCCATCCACAACGCCGGCGGCGAGATTATGGTGACCCGGCGGATGAAGAAATACTTCTGGGCCCGCTATTATGCCGCACAGGGCGCTTTCGGCCGCCGTAAGAACGGTGCGTTGCGCAAGGACAAGCGTAACCAGCGCCTCACGACGGAAGCCGAGTTCTGGAAGGCGATGGCTCTCATGCGCGCGGGCAGCAGAATCCGCATTCCCAAGCGGCAGTTTGTCGGCTACTCCCCGGAAGTGGAGGCCCTGGTCCGCGACATCATAGAGCGCAACCTGGACGAATACTTCAAGGATTATGATTTTAACCTGAAAATGAAATAGGAAATGAGAAAGGAAATATTGGAGGTCATCATCAAGCGGCTGCTCCAAATAGCGGCCGACGGAACACTGACAGCCGGCGAGACGGATGAGGAAGGAAACATCATAGAACCGCTCATCAAGCATATAGACCTGTGGAATCGCAACGTGGAATTCATCGAGCAGGATGAGAGCTGGGCCCGACCGGCCGTCTTCGTGGAGTTCTCGCCCATCAACTGGGAGGGCGTCAAGACCACGGCAACCGAAGTACACTACCGTTGCAAGTCCACCTTGCTGCTCCACATCGTCACCGACTGGGCCGGCCCTACATACGACGGCAGCACCTGCCGTGATGAGGAACTGGCCAATCTGGATTTAAGCGAATGGATACAGCGGGCGCTCCTCGGCGCTGCAGGAGACAGTTTCCACCGGCTGGAACTGCAACAGACGGCGTCGAACCATGACCACGAGGAACTCGTGGAGCAGATAGAGACCTACTCCTTCGTGGGTATGCGCACGCTGACACTATAAGATTTCTTTATCAAGTTGATTTGTTAGGTTTAGGATCTGCCGTGAGGCAGGAAGATTCATTATTAATTGATTTGTTCTTTAATTTAGTTGCCCGGCAGCGGCCGGGCCATCGGGCGGCGCTGGTGCGTTTTCCACCATCTGGCGGTTCGATTCCGTCACCGCCCACAGTCATGCAGTGATGCACACTCACATTACGCTCGTAGTGAATGATTAATGTTTGAATTATCAGTATTAGACGTTATTTGTTTGGTAATCCCGCAGCGGCGGGACAGGAGGCAAAGGTGATATATTTCCAAGGATTCCTGTAGGAATCACGGCAGGTTCGATTCCTGCCGCCTCCACGAACTTTGCATGTTCTGAGGTACTAGGACCCCCGCCAGCAATCCACCGGAAGCATATAGCAATGGTGGCTGTGGCGGGGGATTTTTTATCTCTAAATGATATTTTTTCGAGAAATTGTTTGGTAGTTAAAATAATTATTGTATTTTTGCAAATGGAACTGATGATGTTTGGTCTAAGGTGGAATGTGATTCACTAACCAGGGATTCGGTTCCATTTTTATTATAATCTTTTGAGACAATATATTGTTTCGGCCCTTCTCCTCCATTCTTCCGTCTTCACTTCCCAGGTGTTGTTTTCCGCATCAATGTAATGATATACATGATATCTCGTTACACCTCTATGTTCTTTTTTTTCAATTATTACGTATATTTCGTTCCTGAGTCATATCTTTACCCTCTCCGAGTTCACTTGGTCTTATA